CGAGGATAAATTTATCCGCCTCGGGCTAAAGCGCGGGTACCACGCGGGGGAAGACGTGTTGGATTTTTACACGCGCGCCCGACTCATGGTGACGTTCGTCACCCACTGCTACGATCGACGTCGGGTGACTTCGCGAGGCGTGAGCGCGATCCAATACCCGTGGACGATTTACTCGCACTACGCCGACGCCTTTTCGGAGACGTACTCCGCCCCCGCCGAGCGCGCGAAACTAACCGTCGACGACGACGCGTTCGTGACCTACATGCGGCTTTTGTTTTTGGACTCGTTCGACAGCTTGACGGACGCCGTCAAACGCCACGCGCCCACCGGGTTCGGAGTGTACGAATTCTTTTCGCGCGTGTACGCCGATTTCATAACCTGGCAACGCGTGTCTTCGCGAGACCGAGAAGGCATGTATTTAGCGCTCCACACGCTTCCGGGAAATTCCTCGGAAGCCATGTGGCGCTTGAGACGGCTGCTTTTGGAAGTGACCTCGATGTGCACTTTAGCGGAAATGACCACGAGCATCCTCGACGCGGAAGATTCGCTCGCGCGGCACAAACATCGCAACCTCTTCGGGTACACGTCGCCGTGCCTGTACGGGCTTCGGTTCGACCTGGCGTACGACCTGGTGCAGATGCAGGTTCTGACGTTGATGCCGGCTCGCGTCACCGCGCAGCCGTGGTCGTCGTCGTACTACGCGCTCGGGCGAGACGCCGAGCGGCTGATCCGCTCGTTCATGGTCTTAAACTCGATCGACGTCGACCGTCTGTTCCCCGAACTGAGCTGCTTGGATATTTTTAACGCGCGGGGGCTGATCGCGGTCGTGCCGGTTTTCTACAACGCCACGTATCTGATTTCGACGACCCCGCTGGTCCGAGTCGGGACCTACCCGGTGGGCGACACGATCGTCAGTTCCCCGCTGTACATTTCGTACGTCAACGCGACGTGCGTGGCGACGAACCGCCTGATCGGCACGAACGAGATTCGCGCCAACGTGCAGCTGACGACCGACTCCGCCGTCTGCTCGCTGTGCGGAGCGGTGCTCGTCAAATACAGCGAAACGTTAGGGTTCCGAGAAATGCTGTACATCGACGGCCTGACGACCCAAAACGCGCTGTTCCACGCCCCCAAAAACGCGAGCGTCCGCAGTCCCTTTTTGGACAGCGCCCCCACGGACACCGCCAAGTTCATCATGCTGTTCCCCAACGGCACGGTGTTCCGGCTAGCCGGGGTCACCGAAGACGTGTTTTTCGTGCCGATTAAAGAATTGGGGATCGTGATCGGCGCGCTGGCCGGCACGATCGCGTTCGTCGCGTTTATGATTAAAATGTGTGTT